ATTGGATCTTATACTGGAATGACCCGTGAAGAGATCGAATTTGATCCAGCATCCGCAATAGCAAAATACTCTGGCATCAAGGATCGTCTGCTGTTTGTGGATGCCCAAGGATGGGACGTACAGATGTTAGAGGGATATCTCAACAAAGAGAAGCCCGATGTTTGTATGATTGATATGGCTGACAAGATAGAATTACACGGTAATTTTAATTCCGGTCACGAAAGACTGCGTGAATTATACTACCGATTAAGAGAGTGTGCTAAGAAATTTGACTGTGCAGTGCTTGGAAATAGTCAGTGCAGCGCAGAGGCTGAAGGCAAGACCCGTATAACAATGTCTATGATGGAAGGTTCGAAGGTTGGTAAGGCTGCAGAAAGCGATATCATGCTGGGCATTGGCCGTATAAATTCTGAAGAACAAGACAATGATCCCGCTCGTTGGATTACCATAATGAAGAATAAGATCAGCGGATATCATGGCACAGTCCAGTGCAACTTAGAGGCTGAGGTAAACCGCTATGTCGTTTGAGGCAGACCATACGGTTCTTATCGCGGACTTAGAAACTACAGTTGAGTTCTTTACTGACGGACGCAGGCCAGACAACAGTCCCTTTAATCCTTTAAACCGTTGTGTGTCTGCCCACTGGGGCTGGATAGGATGGGATACTGTCGAAGACTACCAGCATAGTATCTATTACCATAATGAGTACCCTACCCCAGACAAGCCTGATGCATTTCAGGCTGCGCTGTACAAGGCTGAGATAGTAGTGTTCCACAATGCCAAGTTCGATGTGCAGTGGCTGCTAGAGATGGGCTTTGTAATACCGGACACATTAAAAATCTACTGCAGTATGGTTGCAGAGTTTATCTTGCAGAAAAGCCGTAGAAATCCTGTGTCTTTAAAAATGTCTGCAGAACGTAGAAAGCTTAAAAGCCAAAAGAAGAGTGATCTCATAGATGCTCTATTCAAAGACCGGATTGGTTTTGAAGCAATGCCTTTAGATACAATGCTTGAGTATGCGGAAGCAGACATTCACACCACTGGTGAGCTATATCTACAACAACAGTCAGATTTTTATACTGACGATAATAAATCTCTTGTTCCGGTCTGTGATCATATGAATGATATGCTTCTGTTTCTTGTAGAGATAGAGCGTAATGGTGCTTACATAGACCTAGATGTATTAAAGAAGGTTGAGACTGACTTCTTAAACGAAAAGAATGAGTTAACCACAAGACTTAATCAGATAGTCGAGTATGTTATGGGAGACACTCCTATTAATCTTAACTCTCAAGATGACATGACTAAAGTAGTCTACTCTCGTAGGGTTATTAATAAACATGATCATAAGCTAACATTTAATATCGGCACAAATGAGGCTGGTAAAGCACTAAGACCCCCTCACATGACCCCTAAACAATTTAATACTGCAGTAAGGGCCACCACTACCATAGTATACAAGACAGATGCAGTCAGTTGCTGCGACTGTGAGGGTGTAGGTACAATACAGAAATTTAAAACAGTTACTAAAATTAAGTTAGGTAAAAAATATAAAGTTTCTGGAGATCCCTACAAGAATAGAACTAGGTGTAAGACTTGCTCCGGCCTTGGGGCTATCTATCAGCCCAACGGTAGAGTGGCAGGCCTTAAAATGGTTCCAGAGAGTGCTTTTGATGCAGCAATGGGCGGTTTTAAGACAGACAAGGAAACTATAAAGAGACTTATTGCAAAGGCAGAGGCAAAAGATAATGACTATGCTGTTGAGTTTCTGACTAAGATAAGCAGACTAAACGCCATAACTACATACTTAGACTCTTTCGTTGCAGGCATAGAGAAAGGTACTAGATCGGACGGCTTACTACACGCAAACTTTAATCAGTGTGTGGCAGCAACTGGCCGCTTGTCTTCCTCTGGTCCAAATCTTCAGAACCAACCGAAGAGAGGCTTCCCTGTGCGGTCTGCCATTGTTAGTCGATTTAAAAACGGAAAAATTATCGAAGGGGATTACTCAGGCCTAGAATTTAGAACGGCCTGTGAACTATCCAGAGATGCCCAAGGTATCGCCGACATAATCGAAGGTAAGGATATCCATAGACAGACTGCTTCTATAATAAACCAATGCGCTCCTGATGCAGTATCAAAAGAAATGAGGCAGTCGGCGAAGGCATGGTCGTTTCTCCCCCTTTTTGGTGGTAGTTCATACGGTCATCCACCACATATTGCTGCGTATCTAGATGGGTTTTATGAGATTTATGAAGGCATCCACGCATGGCATGACCAGTTAATGACAGGCACACTTAAAAACGGCATTGTGCAGACACCTTCTGGAAGACAGTACTTCTGGCCTAATGTAGTTCGTACTCGCGGCGGTAGAGTATCCAATGCAACACAAATACTAAACTACCCTGTTCAGGGATTTGCAGCGGACACTGTTCAGTTAGCCTGCATACGGGCGCACCGTCTTTTTAAGAAGAATAAACTAGAGAGTAAACTCATCCTGACTGTACACGACAGTATTGTAGTAGACGCAACTGAGGATGAATATGAGCAGGTAATATCTATACTACAAGAGGCTATGGTGGGTGTGCCGGAAGAGATCGAACAGCGGTATAATTACAAATGTGTAGTGCCTTTAGACATAGAGATAAGTGTTGGCGATAACTGGCTTGATCAGTCGGAAATAGTGTTGACGCCGACACCTAACTAATGTACAATGTAAGTTCATTTAAATTTTGGAGATAATATGTCACAAATAGTACCCGCCGAAGGTGGTTTGAGCCTAGAAGAACTGGCTGTAGAACTAGGGGCATCTGCTGCCCTCAAGGGACCAAAGATCCCTGCCTTAAAGATAAATTCTCAGGGTGAAGACCGCGATGGCAACCAAATTCCTTTGGGCGCTTTCTTTCTGAACACTGGTGAAGATCACGTTTACGCTAAAGATGGAGTTAAAATTCGTCCTCTGTCTAATCACATACAATATATGCATTGGGGTGATGGCGTACTCATTAATAAGTCACGCTTAGTAAAAAATATGCGCGAAGAAGCTAGGGACCAACTAGGCGGCATGATGGTTGGAATGCCTACCTATGAGCAGTCTGTTAAAATGTCCAAAGAAGAACGCGAAGAGTACATAGGCCGCGACAGGTATCGCATAGTTCGAGCCTTGTGTTCATACACTGGTAAGACTGCCTCTGGCGAGGAACGGACTGTTGAAAACCAGCCCTGTATCCTGTCTTTAAAGCGTAAGAACTATGGACCTTTCTACCATGATGTTCTTAACCGTCTACCTAAAGACACTAATATGTTTGACTTTGAAAGCGTACTAACTGCTGAAAAGAATAAAACAGATAAGGGTGCTGTTTACTATGTAATGCGCTTTTCCCCACAGTTTTCTAACAAGCTGCCATTGGATCAGATGACATATGATAGTTTATCTGCTGTTTCCGCTATGGTGAAAGCAGAAAACCTACGCATTGATGAGAAACACTTCGAGGCTATGGACAGAAAAAATGATGAAGATGAACAAGATCGCATCATGGATGAAGTTAATACCTTAGATGGTGACTTTAAGTAATGGGTATCATTACCGATATGACAAATGAGGAGTACCACGCTACGGCTGGTATTTCCTCATCTGCAGTGAAGTCTGTATATAAAAAATCACTAGCACACTGGCGTGGTGAGAAGAGAAAACAGACGGCTGCTTTTACAATGGGTACTGCAGTCCACTCATTTCTATTAGAAGAAGATAAACCGGACCTTGTGGTAAAAGGACCAAAGACAAAATCTTCTAAAGCATTTAAAGACTTAGCAGACACACTTAAACCAGAACAACTCTTGTTGACTGAGGTTGAGTACTACACTGCTAAGGCTATTTCTAAAGGTGCATTAGCTAACACACATATGAAAGCTCTACTACGGCATAAAGATCGTGAAAATGAAGTTTCAGTCTTCGTAGAGTGTGAAAATACGGGGTTAATGCTAAAAACTAGGCCGGATTTAATGATACAGAGCCAACAAGGTCTGTATGACGTAAAAACCACTCAAGACGCAAGTCCATCTGGCTTTCAAAAAGAGTGCAATTTGTACGGCTACGATATCCAAGCAGCTTTCTATTTATATACGTGTAAGCTTGCAAAAATTGATGTTGAAGAGTTCACATTCTTAGCGGTTGAGAAGACCGCACCTTACATTAGCCACATTCATGTGGTTGGCCCTGAGTTACTAGATTCTGCCATGAGTAGAATGTTAGCTACTCTAGAAATCATTTCAAGGGCTAACAAGGATGAAGTTTATGACACGGGTTGGGGGGAATATAATATCCTTAGCCTTCCTAAATGGCTCTAACTCCTCAGTCAGCTAAAGCTAAGGGCAGACGCCTTCAACAGTGGGTACGAGATAAACTCTACGCTAAATTTCCTAAACTTGAGGACGGAGACATTCGTTCAACAAGTATGGGGGCCAATGGCGAAGATTTATTATTTAGTCCCGCTGCTAGGCGTCTGTTTCCTTACTCCGTGGAATGCAAAAACAACAAAAGTAATGCAATCTACAAAGTAATGCATCAGGCCACAGAAAATTGTCCTAAAGGGGCTACTCCTTTAGCGATAATAAAAGCAGACCGCCAAAAACCATTGGCAGTTGTAGATGCAGAGCATTTTTTCCAACTAGCAAAGAAAACAGGTAAATATGGAACCAAGTGATTTAGACGAAAATACCTTAGCAGTACATATTAAGGTAGATGAGGACGGAGATTTTCAGATTTTTGTAGGGTCTAACTTGACCGAAGAAAATTATGAAGAAGACGAAATACAGTATTTTAATGATCTTTTAAATGGCCTTTCTTTTACTTTAAATTTTGGTGTGGATCAGATGGCTGCTCAAGGAAGTCTCATGCGTAAAATGTATGAAGCTAAACACAAAGAACAAGAACAGAAAGAGTTATCTGAGTGGGACGAAGATCTCATAAAAGCTATGTCTGGAAGTAACATATTACATTTTAAAAAGAAGGTACACTAATGGCTAAGTGGAAAGAATTACCTGCCAACCGTGCAGAAGCATTTGATGATATGGTTTTATCTGAGACAACTATTAACATGGTAGAAAAACCACCCCACTACCAGAGCAGCATTGAGTGTATAGATGCTATGGCTGCTATGTCGAAGGGTACAACCTTAGAGGCTCACGCAGCCTACTGTTGGCAGAACGCTTTTAAATACCTGTGGCGCTGGCCGTATAAGCATTCTTCTACTGCAGGGCGTATTACTGATCTCAAAAAATGTCGCTGGTACTTAGATCGTTTAATTGAGGAACTGGATACATGAAAACACCCTCTAAAATTGGTTGTTCTAGAGATGAACAGCTACTGTCTGCTATGGCTGAAGCGGGTGCAGAATTTCTTACTCAGGAGCAGTACCCTACCCCTCTGGAGATGGTCAAAGAGTTTGCGGAATGTATGGAACAGCCTCTGTACGAGCCTTGGTGTCACAACCTAGATCTTGAGGGCATGAGGTTTAAGCTGATTGCTGAAGAGTATTCAGAGGTAGCAGAGGAAAGTGCCAAAGCAACTGACGCAGAGGCAATGCTAAAAGAACTAGCTGACCTTGTGTATGTCGTTAATGGATACTGTGCCACTTATGGATGGGATCTAGATGAAGCTATCCGGCGGGTCCATGCCAGCAATATGTCTAAAATGGGAGATGATGGTAAGCCCTTATACCGCCATGATGGAAAAGTTCTTAAAGGACCAAACTACACGACCTGTGATTTATCTGAACTTGTGGAGAGAATAGAATGAATAACTACCTACCGACTGATTACCAAACCTTTATTGCAACTTCTCGTTATGCCCGATGGCTAGAGACTGAAGGCCGTAGGGAAAACTGGGGTGAGACTGTATCTCGCTATATGAAGAACATTGTCATGCCTATTACTGGTGACGATACATATATAAAAAGTATTGAAAACGCTATCCTCAGTCTAGAGGTTATGCCTAGTATGCGCTCCCTGATGACTGCAGGCCCAGCCGCTGCCCGTGACAATACTTGTATGTACAATTGTTCCTATCTAGCAGTAGATGACGTTAAAGCCTTTGATGAAGCCATGTTTATTTTGCTGTGTGGCACAGGCGTTGGGTTCTCTGTAGAGCGACAGTTCATAGAAAAGCTACCCGAAGTAACCGCTCTAGTAGAAAGCGATACAATTGTGTCTGTACGCGACAGTAAGGAAGGCTGGGCAAAGGCATTTAGACAGGTTCTAGCCCTGCTATGGGCTGGAGAGATCCCCAAGTGGGATGTTAGCAAAGTACGGCCTGCTGGTGCGCGTCTTAAAACCTTTGGTGGTAGAGCAAGTGGCCCAGCGCCCTTAGTAGATTTGTTTAACTTTACTGTGCAGATATTTAAAAATGCAGAAGGACGTAAGCTGTCTTCTATAGAATGCCATGACTTGATGTGTAAGGTAGGAGAAGTAGTAGTTGTTGGCGGTGTGCGCCGTAGTGCAATGATTTCATTAAGCAACCTGTCGGATGACGGCATGAGATATGCTAAGTCTGGTAAGTGGTATGAGAATGAGCCACAGAGATCCTTAGCTAACAACTCCGTTGCCTACTCAAAGAAGCCGGACAGTATGTCGTTCATGCGTGAGTGGATGGCTCTGGTTGAGAGTGGCTCTGGTGAGCGGGGTATCTTTAATCGTCAGGCTGCTAAGACACAGGCTGCTAAAAACGGTAGGCGTGATCCTAACTATGAGTTCGGAACTAATCCTTGCAGCGAGATAATTTTACGCCCAATGGAATTTTGCAACCTTACCGAAGTAGTTGTAAGAGCTACAGACACTGTTGATACCCTATCTAATAAGGTCAAAATTGCTACCATACTGGGTACAATTCAGGCTACTTATATAAAGTTTCCGTATTTAAGAAAATCATGGGAAAATAATACCTCTGAAGAACGTCTACTAGGTGTGTCGTTGACCGGAGTTATGGACAACCCTCTAATGACTACTGCTAATGCAGCATTAGATCGAACCTTGGAGCATCTAAAAAATGTCGCTATTGCTACTAACGCTGAGTGGGCTGAACGCCTTGGGATTCCTGTTGCTACTGCTATTTCTTGCAATAAACCTTCTGGAACCGTATCGCAATTGGTTAATTCCAGTAGTGGAGTTCATGCTCGTCACTCACCCTATTATATTCGTACTGTACGTGGTGATAATAAAGACCCACTAACACAGTTTATGATGGATCAGGGCATACCTAATGAGCCAGAGGTCTATAAGCCAGACCAGACCACAGTGTTTAGCTTTCCAATGAAGTCACCAGAGGGTGCAATCTGTACTAAAGATACTTCTGCTATAGATCAGCTAGAGACTTGGTTAATGTACCAGAGACACTGGGCAGAGCATAAGCCTAGTGTTACCATAAACGTCAAAAAAGACGAATGGTTTTCTGTTGGTGGATTTGTATATGAGAACTTTGACGAAATGTCTGGAGTAAGTTTCTTGCCCTATGATGATCATACTTATCAACAGGCTCCCTATCAGGAGTGCAGTGCAACGGAGTATAAGGAACTACTGGAGTGTATGCCAGACAAGATCGATTGGGGTCTTCTGTCTGAGTATGAGTTAGAAGATACAACCACTGGAATGCAAACTCTAGCGTGTTCTGGAGATTCCTGTGAAATTGTAGATATCTGATGTTTGTATACATAGTAATACTGATACACTTAGGCGGCTATAAAGTTCACGCCCCCAACGTGGTATTCAGTGCAGAAAAACATTGTCTGATCTACAAAAAACTAGATAAGCAACGCCTTATGAACTTAGCTCCTGACCCTAAAGCTGAAGTAATATCTATGTGTATAAAATTACCAGAAAAAGCCTAATTTAATAGAAAAAAACCTACAGATCGCTTGACCCATAGGCTTTAATTTGTTACTTATTACCGGAGAGGTTTGGTCACCTTTCGTTAGTTGGTAGGAACCCTTCGTACCCCCTTCGGTGCGGGGGGTTTCTCTTTATTGGGGTGACATTAATGAGTCTGCTACTGAAGAAGCGGTGTCTTGTATACTAGAGACTGTACTGGCAGCACCTTCCAAGGCATTGTCTACAAATCCTATACCTTCCTCGTTCTCCGCTGTGTAACCTATCTTAACACCATTCAGTAATACTTTCTGCATTAACTCTGCTACTAGCGGATCGTTAGGGGCTTTATTAAACTTGTCTGCTAGTGCTAAGAACTCATCTGGGTTTGACAGGAGATTAATCATTATTTTACTTGCTGCATCATCAGGATTTTTAAAGCCTAAGTAAGCTTTAATTCCTGTCCGTGTCCTTGTACCCATTCTTGTTAGAGGACCGAAGATAATATTTACAAAGTTACTAGTTGAAGTCATAGCCGCTTGAGTATAGGCGGTAGATGACTGACCGGGAACCTGTTGAGCCTTTAACCCTTGTGAGGTTACCTTGGTCATATTTAAGATCTTGGTAAAAGCACTGGTCCATTCGCTGTCTGCGCCGTAAATTTCTTCCGCTAGGGATATTAACGGCTTCATGCCATCTTCTGCAGCGGCAATAGCTGCTACACTAACATCCCTAGTCCCGTCTATATTTTGATTTGCTAGTGTAAAGATTTTACTGGTGGCGTGTTTGTTAAAGGCTAATCTTATACCATCCTTAATTATCTTCTGCTCAGAAGCACTCGCAGCAGTATTTGCCAAAGCAAGTAAATCTCTAACATCATTAATACTGTTTTTGCCGTTAAACATAGAAGTAAAGGCTTCCATGTAATTACCTGTGGCTTTAAGAGTATCATTCCCTCGTAAGAAACTAATGTTTGTAGCATTTGTGTCTAAAAACTTACCAAAAACTTTCTGCTGTATTTCTTCTTTCTTAGATTTTGCAACTTGTTTTGCCTGATCCATTATCTTCAAGAGTTCTTCTTGAGATCCCTTAGCGGCGTCTAGATTTCTAACCAGTTGATCTAGCACATCAGCCTTTTCAGGAAAAGCTTCTGATAAAGATCTTGTATACTTCTGCAGCTGACTAGAAAAGGTTGAGAAATCAGCACCCTGCATACCTGATGCCCGTATAGTATCAGCAAAGTTATTCACTACATCAAAGATCATGTAGTCTAGGGCAGCTTCTGCTCTTCCCATAGACACAGAAACGCCGTCTATAACTTCTTCTTCTCTCAGAAGACGTACAAGCTCAGAAACTCTTTCTGGATTGTCCTGACCCAGAATAGTTTGGACCAGCATATCATCTAAATTTTCGTCATACCCTGCGCGTTTGAATTCTGTGCCGTCTAAACGGGCTGTACCGGACTTAGAAGGATTAGTTCTTCCAATGGTAGAGTTATATAAATCTGCATATTCTTCTAATACACCACCACCCCTAAACAAAGGAGCAAAGGTTTTCTCATAGAAAGTTCTCGCGTCATCAACCAGCGGTCTGAGCGCGTCATCCCCTGTTGCAGCAAAATCTAATCCATCTTCGTCTATATATCGTACAAAATCTCTTAAAACTCTACCTGCAGCGGTGTCTATAGGAGTACCACTGCCAAATAAGGTGCTGGCAATAGAAGATACAGCAGGTCTGATCTCTGTATACAATTTCTCATAGTCTAGGTTATTTTTAGAAAAATACTCAGACATACCATCGTCAGTAAGTTTTTTTACAAAGTCTCCAACTTCTGCTTCTAGTAAGTCTCCATTTTCAACGGCCTCCGCTGCTGTAGCGTTGGCTCTTGATCGAACACTTCTAAGATTATTCATCATTAACGCCAGAGGAGATTTTTCTGGAAGACCTAAATAGGCTGCGTCTAACTGATTAGGAGATAATTCATCTAGTACCTTAACAATACCAACGGCATCAACTTCCCCGCCTTTAATCTGACCATAGAGCCTATTCTTTTCGTTACTTAAAGCCTCAAAGCCATTCCTCAATCCTTCTTTTAACTCATTAAGAGATCTCTCTTTAGTAGTATTAATACCTAGGCCAATTGCCTCTTCTAGACGCTGTACCGCATCTATAAATTCTAAATCATTAGCGTCTGTCGGAAGTATCTTACTAGACTTTTCTAAGAAGTCTGCTTCAGCAGCGGCTAAGGTATCATTAGCACCGTCTACAATCCTCTGGCCTTCATCAACAATTGCTTCAGTTCCTGACTGCAGTACTCCGGTTTCAGTTGATGCCCCGTCTGCACTGTCTGCCACAATACCCGCTCTTTGGTTTGCTAGAGTTTGCTCTGCAAAAGCAACAGGTCTATTTATAGCAGCCGTTAATTTACCATCACCACCTGTGGCTACTTCTTTTAATTGCTGACCTTTCCTAAATGCAAGCAGTCCAGCGTCATCTAGTTCACCGCCTCTAATGAGGGCAGATATAGTATCAACAACAACGGTGTCTGTTTCAGAAACATCCTCTAGTAGATGCATCACAACTTCTTTATTGTTGCGAACTATTTCTGCTATTTCTATCTGTTTCCTTGCTATCTCTTCTGGAGAAGCAGTATCTTTTAATTGGCTTATAGAAAACATTAAGTCTTCAAATACTTTTTTATCTAATCCATCACGAAAAAGTGTACTTTTAGTAGGTCTAAGTGAATCTACTACACCTTTAAACAACAAATTGTATATAACTTTTGAAGCACCTAGGCCAACATCTACGCCAACCTTTAAGCCTGCAACTAGACCAATTCCTTCTGCCAGAGCATTAACTCTTGTCTCAATGGCATTGTCAGCCGCCTCATCTCCCATATCAAGGCCATCAAACAGTTTAAATGCTGCGTTTTCACCTACAGCAAGGGTTTCTTCTTCTGTACCCATTGTTATAGCAGCACCAGCACCCGCCAGTATTTCTGTACCAATCCACCGTAAAGCCCTAGGCGAATTTTTAAGTAGTTTAAATCCAGCACCACCTATGCCACCGCCGCCTACTACAGCAGGTATACCGTCAGCAATTAAACTATCTACAACGCTCTGGGAAGTATCAAAGTTTAATACTCTTTTTTCTGCTTCCTCTGTAAAATTTACGGTAGAGCCATCCATTTGAGGGAAACTATTAACGTATTTCTCAAGAAGGGCTGCACCAAATACTCCGGCATCTCCAAAACTTTCAACAAAACCTCTGGCTACCTTATCAGCAAAACTTACTTTAGCATCACCAGAGCCAACTTCTCTATCTATTAGACCTAGACCACCATCTCCAGTACTTACTAAATCGGCTGCTCTAGAAAAGAAGCCTTGATCCGGCATTGGTATGCCTTCTTTTATGCCACTCTCAGGATCTGTATACTGCAAGCCACCTAAAAAAGAACTTGTATACCCTGAGCCTTCTACATCTGCCTGAGCCTTTAGCTCTTTATACTTTTCTGTAGCCTCTTTGTAAGACATATCTTTATACATACGACTGTGAATTTCATTTTCACCCTCGTCTTTTTCTACTTCTTCTTCTTTTAAGCCTTCATCGTATTCTTCTAGATAGCTTGTTTTTTGGTCAATTGGTTTAAGTGGCTCCTCTGGAACTTCAATACCAACATCATTCTCGTCTTCTGAGTATCCATCTAAGTAACTTAAATCTACCATTAGTTAGATCCTTTCCAACGAACTTTATTGTCTGCACCTACAAACCAAGTACTGCTCAAAGCTTCAACTTCTTCTCTAGACATTGGATGTGGTAGAGCGTCTATTTCGGCTTGATCTGTAGGCTTTTTAGGTCTTTGTTCTGTATTAGATTTTATACCTAACCCACCGCTCTTAGCATCGTTGTAATTAATCAAGGCTTCGGGTGATAGCATTTCTGTAATGGTCTGATCAATAGGTCTTCCAATAGGTGTATTCATAAAGATATCTTCTACACCAGACCTCATACCAACAATGGAGTTTAGAGAACCCTGTCTTTGAATATCGGCTGATTCAAGCTCTGCTTTAATAGTAGAATTTATATGACCGATAAACTTATTAGGATCTTTTATTGTTGCCCCTAGACTTGCAAGAATTCCATCAAGCTCTTTGTTTGAAAGCCCCTGACCTGTGGACCCTCGAACCTTCGCCATCTGGTAAGCAACCCGTAGGAATTGTGAAGCAAGAGTTTTATCTATGTCAGATAAATCTGTTAACTTCGCTAATGCAGTTCCCTCTAAGGCTGCGTATCCTGATCCCTCACCTATTACTTGGTTAAAGGTATCATACAGTGCTGTAGCATTCTCTGCTAGTACACCAATAGATCTGGTGTAAGAGTTTGCCTGCTCAGGGTTATCTACAACAAGCTGTCTCAGAGTAAGTAGAGCATTAGTCATGTCTACAGCAGCTGTGGCTTTATCAGAGGCTGCAGTAACATCCTTGTTGTACATCTTAATAGTTGTCTCAACAGACTCTTGTAGATAAAGTTTGCTTGCTTCTATCTCGTCTGCAGGTATTATCTGCGATTTTTCGTTTAAGAATTCTGTACCATTATAGTATACCGTACCTACTTCTGACAGACCACCTATATCGTTATACTTGTATCTTACATACACAGTTGCCTGTGACTTAGCATTAGCAGCATTTATGCCTTTTGCTTTATCGGCGGCTAGTGCAGCTGCAGCCTTACGCTCTTCTTCTACAAGTAGCCTATTAGTAGCAGCCGCTAGTAGAATTTTTCTATCTGCTATTATTCTCTTCAGTTTTTCTTGTTTGTCTGCGTCTGGCTCCCTGTTTGAGGCAATAGTCATAGCATCTAATTCTGCAGTCTTAGCACTAATTTCAGAAGCAGTAGAAACTCCTGTCATAAAGTCACGGTTGCTTTCTGCTGGATCAATCATAGCCATCTGGAAGTCTAGTAATGAAGTCCTTCTAGATACTTGTTCAAGAGCAGCTTTTTTCTCATCCCCCTCTGGCAGTGCATTAGCGGTGTTCAAGGCTACTTGTAGTTGCCCACGTAGATCTATAATGGCCTCTTTAGTATTAGCCCCTTTGAGGAACGTAGCATCTGAGTTTTGCAACTCTAAATCTGCAGCCTCTGAAGCATCTACACCAGACAGTTTTTGATTAATTTGCTCTAGTATCATTATTTCATTAGAGCTTAACTCGCCTAATTCTTCTTTTTTAGCATTTAACTCATCACGCCTACGCTTTAGTCCGGCGTCATCTAGAGCGTTAAGCTCTGTTTGCATCGCCTCTTTAGAAGTATTAGCGTTAGTTTCTTCAATAATAGCAATTCTAGCTCTTATTCTCTCTAGTAGCAGTGTGTCATCTTTATTAATAGGATCGCCTAGCATTGTTCTAAGATTTACTAAGGAGGGATTGGAAGCCAGTTTGTCTACTTCTGGTATATCCCCTATCATAGCCTGTATTCTAGTTTTGTCTTCTTCAGAAGTTTGTGGATCTTTTAACTTTAACCTTAACTCATCTACATTAAGACCCTTTAAACTGTCAGTAGATACATCTGCCTTTAAGGTATAATTTTGGTTTTCATCTACTGGCCCAGAGACTGGAAGCTCTACAACTTTTCCTTCTGCAAGAGCTTCATTTGTTTGTGTAACGATTTCCTCTACTTCAGAAGCCTCTCCCTCAGAAAGCATGGCTTCAGTTTGTGCGGAAAGGTAAGTGCCTGACTGAACTTCTTCGATGATAGCATCTAACTCAGCATTAGTTACTTTAGGCTCACCATTAGGCTTGTTCTGTTTTAGAGCTTCCCAACGGCCTCTAAACTTTTCTCTTATTTCTTCCTGTGAAGCGTTAGTACCCGCTGCTGTAATGGTATCTTTAGCATACCAGTTAAACAGTCTGTCCTGAACCTCTTCGGTAAAGATTGTATCATCATCTATACCCAGTTCAGCCCACGTACCCGTGTCTTTGGCCCTTGATACAATATCTCGTAAAGTTCTGCCTACAAACTGGTACTTACCAACGGGGGTATGAGTAGTCTTTTTTGCAGACTGTGTTCTAGACCATGCAGCATATGCGCCGTCTATCTTAACAAAATCAAGTACCTCACTAAACGTCTTCTCAGTTAAAGGCTTTTCGTTTGAGAACTGTCCGGTATGAGATTGGTTCCATAATGCATTAGGATTATTAGAGCTTTCAGTGCGTGTTAATGCATTATTTATAGATACTGCATCAGGCTCTACTTGAGGCTCAATTTCTGTAGTAGTGGTTTTCTCAGTAGTATCTATAATAGGTGCTGTATTTGAAACGCTTGATCCAATTTCTGGTTCCACAATAGGCACTGTAGGGGCTTCAGTGCTTTTTACTTTAAGTCCTGAAAGATCTAAGCTGTTTAAATGTGTAATAACACCATCTTGATCTGGGCTTGATTTAGCTGCTTCTAATGTAGCATATGCTAAAATTTGTTTTTGTAAATTAATAAAGCCCTTATCTTTTCTATCTATATTACTTGCCACAACTGAATTTAATGCAGCATTAGTCATGTCTAGGGCAAAAGCGTCTTGTGCCTCTTTTGCCTTTAAAGCTTCATTATCATCCACAGCTTTTTGGGCCTTGGCCTCTAACTCATCGCCAAATAAATCAAAGTAAGTATCTAAACCTCTACCTACACTTTGAATTATGGTTTCTTTTTTTGGCTTGGGGGCAAAACTAATAGATCCATCGTTTACGCCTTTTTCAATTTCACGCCAACCCATCTACAGGCTCCTCTTCGAGTGCTTCTTCTTCAACAGGTGCTTCATCTTCGCCGCCTAGCATATCAGACTGCTCCTCAGAAGAAGCAACTGCATCTCCATCAGCAGGCGCAGACATTAAACCACCCTCATCAGGCACGGCTGGAGTTTCTTCCAGTACTTCCTGTTCAGGCTCTTCGTCTTCTAGTAGGTCTAGAGAGGCTCGTAGAAGTGTAGGTGTCATTACAACCCTATTCTTATCTTCCACACCCATTTCATACTTTATGCCCATACCTTTAGCAATAATTTCTATGTACCTTGCTAGAGGTCCAGCAATAATAATAGCTAGGTCAATGGGTACTTTACCTTTTGATATTGCCTGCATTAAAATACTAGAGACTACCGTTGTAATATGAATATCAATCTGCAACATAGAAGACATAAGCTCAGTTTCTTCTGGCTCATCTAACTTCTTTATAAAGTAGTCTACAGCATCATCATACGTTGTAATATCCGCTGGACGATGCCACGCATAATTTTTAGTATTAGTGGTGAAATTAGCACCGGGAATAGGGGCTTCAAACTTCATTAGTATCTTCCCCTTTTTTAGACTTTTTAGACTTTTTGTTTTTTCTGGCATCGTCTGTAGCGACTAAGAACTTCTCTTCAAATTCATCAAAGAATTCCTGAGTGTAGTAAAGACCACCCTCTGCGTTTTCAGAAGTTTTTTCTGCAGACTTACCTGCTAAAAACCCCTTTATTGATTTTTTCACCGCATCTTCAAATTTCATTTGAAATCATCCCGTAGCTTGTTGTTGACCAAATAATTAGCCGAATATGGTTTTGTATAACTTGTATGCTTTTGTTGCAGTTTCTATTATATCGCCTGCAGCATTTCTTTGCTCTTCTTGTGGCATACTGGCCTGTGCAGTAATTTGTGCTTTAAGGATTTGCATATCCCTGTCAGCATCCTCACTGTAGGCTTTAAATATCATATCCAATTCAGCGTCTGTGCGGTCCCATATTCTGTTCTGGGCTTCGGTAGATATGTCTAGCCTGTTTTTCAGATCGGTAGAAGCCGCTTCATACGCCATCTTAGTATTTCCGGTTTCGACTGTCTGACGCCACTTAGCATTACTTACATCAATATTGTACTGCATATCAGCATAAAACTTTGCAAAGCTGAGATCCATGTCCGCATTAAACTCAGCAGTGTCGTTAATCTCTCCGGCATTAAACCGCCGCATAGCATTTAACTCTGCAGTATTTTTCATTGCTACTTGTGCGTTTAAATTATCGTAAAACTGGTTAATCTCATTTTGAGTTTCTGCTGTAAATAAACGCTGTGCATTTATAGCCTTTGTATCCTCGAATAGAGCCT